CGCATCATGGTATTGCGTACGCGGACATCGCAGCCATTGGTCAGAGAGCCTGCCGTACAGGTATCGTCGCTGGCTTCGCCGAGGTTGTAGATGCTGGTGTTTTCAGTGCCCGAGAATGTGGTGCTCGAAGTCGCGAAAGACTCATACTGCGTATGGTAACCGGGCTGCCCGAGCACATTCCCAACGACGTTATAAGCGCGGTTGAAGGATCGCGCGATATAGGGAACCGTGGTATTCGTCTTGCCGATCTGCCAGCCGATGAGCATGTTGCGGAAAAGAGTTTGCTGGGTGCTCGATCCGTGGATGATATCGGCCCAATCTCCGTTGAAGCTATTTCCTTCCCATAGGTTCATTTCGTTTCCGGCATTGTGATTGGCATAAGTGGCCTGCATGAAAGATGGAGCCGCTGTATAGATATTGTCGATTGAATAGTTGTAGCCGTAGACGTTGCCGGAGTTTCCGCCTCCCACCACAATTGGCGCGGTCACTTGTTGGAAGATATTGTTTTCGTCGAGATCGGCAGAGGAGTTTTCCATCTCGATGCCATAGCTCTGCGAAGCACCTCCGCCCACTGAGCCAAAGAAATAACTGTCGCGAACGACGGTCTGGAACGAAAGCGCAGGCTCGATGTGATACCTGCCCGCGTTCTCGGATCGCACATTCTTAAACCAGCATTGAAAACACTGTTGAGTTCCCATGTTGCCGAAGTCGGTTGGATGACCAGCGGACATGGTTGAACCGTCCATCGTAAGGTTCTCCACTCCGACATTGAGCAAAGTGTCGAACCAGAATGCGCCGGGCGATTGGCCGGAGCGAACGTTGGTAAAGTAAACCCCGGGCGAAATGGTGACGGTGTATGCTCCCCCGCCAAGCGACGTGACTCCGGTGATCTTCGTGTATTGCTGTTGAGAATGAGTGATTCCAGAGATGATTCTGCCGTCTTCGGCTCCGCCCACTTCAAGAGGGCAATTGGTGGTCGTGTCATCGCAGATGTAGACGCCACTTGTATCAGAGGTATCGTTGGCCTGATCGAGCGCGAGTAACCCGTTCAAGGGAGGAGTGCCTCCGCATCCCGTAAGGGAGATGGAAGTGGTTCCTTGCGCGTAGCCTGCAGACCAAGAGTTACAGGCTTGGGTGCCACCGGGAAGGACCGCCGCGCTGCCAAAGCTGATGTCATTTGGCTCAAAGAGGCAGATGCCCGCTTGCTGCCCTCCAGCGCATCCGGTTCCCACGGTAGGAATCAGTGTCGTTGAATTTGGACCTGCGCCTCGGATAACGACTTTGCTTTGCTGAACCGAGAGAAAGTCGAAATACCACATTCCGGCTGCGATATTGACGACGTTATGCGTGGCGTCACAGGAAGCAACCGAGGCGCGGAGAGAGTTTCCGTTTGCTACGGCGTTGCCTGATCCTGCCAGCAAAGACGGCTGAGTTGCGCAGTTCACGGTGTAGTTGGGGATCGTGAATCCTGCCGAGGTCCAGTCTATGGCGCGGGTCGGGTCGAGGAACGGACTCCACGCCTGCCCCAAAAGTTGTAGAGGGGCATAGAGGGCGAATGCTAGACTTGCCAGCATGAGATTTTTACGGATGTTGTTCTGCCACCACAACCTTATATTCAACGTTGACCGCGAGCAGAACCTATCGCGCAAACTCTGCACAAAATGCGGATATGCTGCGCGATGGAGCGTATACCAGGGTTCGAATTGAATTAGTTTTTTCATTTGATGGAGAACACCGCGTAAGCCACGCCGCTAATTAGGCAGTGGTTGGCAGGTTATCTTGCCTCCAAAGGTTGTATCTGTCGCCTTAATTCTGAAGGCGTTCACGGCGGTTGTTGAGTTAAAGACTCCAGAAGTAAACTCAGGAACTACGCCACCGCCAGCGGTGATATTAGTACCCGCGGTTCCTTCAACCGTTTTGAAAATTGCGCTTCCGGGTGCATGGAGTGTCACGCGGAAATCCAATGAGCCATTTGAGACAACAGGGTTATTTGAATCGCGAAGAAAGATTCCTGCTTGGGAAGTTTTCTGCCCCGAAGAACCCGCAGAAGAAGTAGCGAAGCCAAGCGTGTAGGAGTAGCTTGTTCCCGCAACGTAAGTTGCCCCTCCATCCGTGGACATTTGAATGAAAAATTGATCGCCGCTTGATGACCCAACTAAGTTGCTTCCGCGAATTTCATAATCATTAAATGAGCTGCTTATGCAAGACGTGAAATCTAGCTCTGTGGTGGTTCCCGAAGTTGCGGTATGTGATTCTGGGGTGGGATAGCCGCCCCCTGCTGCCTGCCATGTTGCTGCGCTTGAGCTCGTGGCGGTTGGGACAAAGCCTACAGATGGCGTACCCGTAACTGCAATTCCGTTGATCTTCGCCACAGTTGGATTCGGGTAGGTGCCGCTTAAATCTCCGCCAGCTGCGCCCGTTGGTGGGCCGCCGCCACCAGCAATTCCGCAAGCTCCTCCTGCATCTGCCAGTGAGAGCGTTCCAGAGGAAAGGCTGAATTGAGTACAGTCTCCATTGGTTATTCCCGATGTCGGAATCCAAGCAAGTATGCGATCTGCGCCATTGCCCCAGATATGCCAGTTGGGTGTTGTCGTGGCATAGCCGAGTTCGCCATTCGCAGCACTCGTATAAGTCGCACCAACCGGCAACTTGAACTGCGTAGCTCCGCTCGCATCGGGAGTGCCTCCGAGCGTTGGCGAAGTCAGCGTCAATCCGGCAATCGTGGTCGTGGTCGAACCCGATGCAACCGACGTGCTACCAAGGGTAATCGGGAATCCGCTACTCACGCTCAACTGATTATTCGTCCCCGCATCCGTAAACGGCACCGAGAGCGTCGTGCCATAGATATTGCTCTGTGCCCATTCATTGTTGGTGCTGGTTGCGTCGAAGGCGAGGCCAATGACCCCCGAGGTTCCGTCTACCACGTTATTCTGGAATGCATTCGATCGACATAAAGTGCAATCGAAACCTTTCTGCGTTCCCGTTAAGCCCGTAACCGTATTCCCGGTGAGGGAACCTCCCGCCACATCATTTAATTGAAACCCATAGGTTGATCCAACCCCCGGCGTTTTGATCTGCACATTCTTCACAACCGGATATTGCATATGCGTCAGCAAAACCGAGCCTTGAAACATCTGCATCCCGACCAAGCTGGTATTGATGCCGTGGTCGAGGCTGATCGCCGGATTCTGAAGAGCATCGCACCAATTCGCACCACCTGTGATAGTGATTTGCAGGTTGCTTGCCGTGGGACCGCCTGAGAGCACAACGCACTGGCCGATATTGTCGAACTTTGGATCGTTGATGCTGATGTCCTGCATCGCTCCGCTGGCACTCCCGATGCCGATTGAATTGTTCCCGCCTCCTGCTACCTCGAAGTGATCCAAGGTGTAATCGGCGGAGGGGACTTGGAAATACGCCGCATAGAGAACCAGTCCAGAGCAGCTATTCGCTACGGTATCGTACTTCATCCGGGTGCTCAGACCGTCAGAACCCAAATCCCATCCGTGAACCGTTCCGCTGGGGCATCCCACTCCAGAGAATCCCCACGACGCTACGCTGTTTGAAAATGCTCCATAGCCAAATGCCGCCGTTCCTTCCAGACGGAAGGGCCAGATCGAGTCATCCGACCAGACGTTATTCATGATGAATCCGCCCGTATCGACGTTGTTGATGCCGATGGCTCCAGAGGTCGCAGTGACAGCACGATTCACGGCAAGATTCGTCATGCCGTTGCCGGTGATCGGCGTCGATAATCCAGATCCGTGGAAGTCCACGATAGTTGCGGTTGCGCTGGACGAGAACACCATGGGCCAGTTGGTCGCATGGTTCACGGAGGTCTTCAGAGGACACGCGCCCGCAAGCCAGATGCCGTTCGTGGTGATGGCTGGAATGCCTGCTGCAAATCGATATTGCTTGAAGCAGTCGAAGGTGATCGTTCCGCCGCCTGCTGCAACTGCTGCTGCCAGAGCCGTCGAGAAGCAACTCGTGTTGTCGGTGCCAGTGTTCGTGCTCAGAACGCCGTCGCCCACGCAGCCATAGTTGTCGATGGGGAAGGTGTTTGCCGGAGTACTGCTGCCTCCAGTGCCGAGACACGCGAACGATCCACCATTCGCCGAATACTCAAGACAATGTGCAGTTGAATCGGCATACAGGATGTCATGTCCCGAAGCCGCGCTCGCTGCGGTTCCTTCGGTCGCGTTAAATGTGCCGCCCTGCCCGCCTGCAACTGCGACGGCAACGGGCTCTGTCGATGTGACTGTGGTGCCGTTATCGCTGAGGGCTGATTGCGCCCCTGTGGTGGTTGCGTTTGTTGCTTTGCCTATGACGTTGGCCGCTTGCCCTGAGACGGTGCCGGAGCCACCACCACCCGATCCGCACGGCGTTGCAGTCGAACCCAGCACGCCAGTTGCCCACGTTGCGCAGCCATCCGCAACGCCTGTATTGGTCAGCGAATGACCGGATGCGATGGTCATTCCCAAACTGAAGGTGTGCGCTGCCGCCCAGATGAAAGCGTGAGACGTGTCTACATCGAGTGTGGTATTCGTAGGAGTCCCACCAACTACAAGCGTGGCTCCGGGGCTGGTGATGGTGTCACCGCCACCGCCGCCAGAACTCGACAGCGGAGCCCATACGAATGACCCGCCGCCGACGTTATGGGGTTTGCACAAAACCTCGTCGTCAGCAACTCCTGATGCCGTGACGCAATCAGTGGTGTTGGTAATCAGGACTGCTGTGCCATAGCTAAGGCCGGGATTGGGTTCGGTGCCGAGAAGATAGCTATTGAAGACTTGCGGAAACAGCGGGTCGAGATAGATGGAATTCGTGGTCAGATCAAATCCAAGAGGAGGGCGGACGTAGATCTTATTGGGCGTCGGCACCGCAGAACCGGAGTAGTGAATGATCAATCCGACCGAATTGATGTTGGTGGTGGTGTTGATCCGAGTTGCCCCACTAACGCTCATGGAGGCCACTGTGGTTGCGGTGGCTACTTGCGCCCCGGTGAATCCCGTTGCTCCCGTTGATTGCTGCATAGATGACGACTGGAAGTGTGGAGGATCAAGGGTCGCAGTTCCACTGCTCATTGTTGCCAATGCGTATGTAGGGGGAGCCAGCGTGGGGAAACAAAAATTATTCGTATCTACCGCGCTGACGCCTTGGATTGCAAACGCCTGAACATCGATTACATCGGCTGCGGTAAGGCCAACATCTGCCAGTGAATACTGATCCCACGTTCCGATGTTTGTGTAGGAAAGAGAGCAGATCGATCCCATCGTGATCGTGCCGCTGCCATTCTGTCCATTTGCCGAACCGACAATAGATCCCGGCGCAAAATCCCTTCGCGTTATCGTGAATCGATGCGGATAGATGGCGATATAGTTTCCTACCGGGATGGTGACAAAAGTGGTGATATTGGGATTTGCGTTAGGGACATAGGCGCTCTTCCTCCCCGTCGCGAAGTCGTTCTGCCAAATCACATTGGTAAACCCTGCGGGCGCCACGGGAAGAGTCGAGTTGAAATCCACTACTCCCTGATTAACTCCAACTGCGGTGTCTTCCACTTGGAAGGTGGTTGCGGTTGGGGGCGGGATGGTGCAAGTCCCCCCTAGCGCGCATACCTGCCCGTTGACCGTGGTCTGAGGATGAGTGATTCCCGAATTGTTGAGCGTCCCGGTAACGCCGAATGTCTCGATGCCACCAGAGGGATTCGAGAACGCGAAATTCAGTCCGTTGAACGGCGCCGGGTTCACATGGTTAAGCAAAGTCTGGCTGAAATTGTTACCGCCATTCGTCTGGATCGTGGGGCCAACACCCCCGCCTCCACCGCCAACTTGAAGGTCTGTCAAAGTGACCGGAAGCAGGTAGGTCAGAGGTGGAACCCCTCCGCTCATCACCACGTCGTAGCCTGTGTTTATGGCGGCGTAAAAGAGCCACTGGCCCGGCGCTGCGGTCGAAGGCAGAGAATTATTTGCTGTGAAGGGATTGCCGAGAGGCGTGCCGCTTGCGTCTTTGAAGATCGTCGCAGGGTTCGTCGTCCCGGTGAGAAATACCGTGACTGTGCAGGAGGGAATTACACCTTGGAGTTTATTGGTGGAGCTGAGGCCCTGCACTACTGCGGAACGGCCGCCACTCTCGCAGTAACCGTTAAATGCAGCCGTCTGCGCGAATAGCGCAGGCGAGGAGATTACCAGAAATGCGAGAAAGAGAAGACGCTTCGGCATGGAGTCCTCAAACACAGCCGAGCCGTCTGCATTCCCTTAAGGCGCTTCGGAATCTCGCTTAGAGTTTACCCTTGGGGTGCATTTTCCGCTACGTATTTCGTGTAACAGGGTTTAGAATGGACCGCATGAATGAGATTGCGTCAGAGCCCACCGTCGTAGCCGATAAGCCTTCGAAGCCGAGAAAACGGCGCAAAAAACGCAGCGATAAGGGCAAGCGCAGAGTGTCTGCACGCAGTAATTCCGTGGAGACCGTCGTAGGCGTCACGCTTGCGCATGGGCAGGAGCCCGTTTTCCGCACAGAGATGCGCCCCAAAGAGCAGCCGTCCGCGCCGCCTATTTCGCCCGCTGGCCCGTCCCCCGCCGTGCTCGAACTCCAGTCTGATATTGTGGTCCTCGTTCGCCAGCGGTCCGAACTACGCGCGCGCGCATCGGCGGCACAGGCGAAGCTATTTCAGGCGCAAGCCGAAGCGCAGGCCGCGCAGGGAGATTTGTCGGGCTTGGATCAGGAAGTCCAGTACCGCATGGGGCTGATTGCGCAGTTGGAGAATCGGGCGCCGCAGAGCCCAGTGCTCAACTTCCCGCAGCCGGGAGCGCTGACGTACACCGGAGATTTGAGCAGCTTCTCCAGCGAGCCTGCTCCGCGTCCAGTTCAGCAGGGCGACCCGAACGATCTCGTAAACCGAGGACATGCGGCGATCATGCGTGCGGCGATATAGCACGAAATCCGAGGTCTTCTGATGGCTCCAAACCACGCGGACAAGCTACCCGAAACGGGCAAGGATGAATCCGGTCGAAGCACATCGAGAGATGCGGTTCTGGCGGCTCTTTTTGAGAGTGGATTCTGGTCAGATGTTTTCCTGCGAGAGCGATACGGCTGGGTGCGTGATCTGGAATATCCGCCGATAGAACATGTAAGTTTTCGGCCAGCACCCCGTCCTCCGTCATAGCGTCCAGCCACTCTTCGCGGCTTGCATCGTCCTTTTCTCTCTGCACGCGCTCCCATGCTCCGCCAAATGACTCCCCGTCCCGTTTCACGAACCGCAGCACCTTCGCTACCGGATGACGCCAGCCAACCGTGAACGGATTCGACCATCGGCCATGTCTGAGGCTTCCAATCGGCACCACAATTACATCCATTGGCACCTGATACGCGGACGTTTCGCCCTGAGTCTCCCAAGAGTTTCGCAGTTCTACTTCGCGCCACGCATCCCAGCGGTCAACCAGAGCCACCGAACGCAAACCCCGCTCCGAGGCACTTAGGAACGCGCCGCTGCTCCACGTAGAACCGTCGGGCAGCCTAGTTGGCTCGGGGCGCTTCCACGGTGCGCTGTCGCTCCGCAGCAGCCAGCACAGGAAGCTCGCAAGCCCACTCACGTGTTCCGCGAGTCCAAGCAGGTCAGTTTCCGCCGTGTCGAGGCCGATTTCGGTTGCCAGACGCATCGCTTCCTCGGACGCAGCTTCGCCGGGATCTTCGGCGCGTGACTCGAGGCCGTGCTCGATGGCTTTGCGGAGGATGACTTTAGGGGTGAGCGCGGCAGGTTCCCAGCGCTGGAGATAATGAGCCTGTCTGCGGCAGAAATCGTCACTGTGCAGCAGAAACGGGCTGTCCATCGCGCAAATCCTCAAGCTGCTTGGTCTTCGGTCCCTTGATCACCGCCGCGCCAATCATGGCCTTCACCAGCGCCGGCGATACGTGGATGCCCTTCGATTCAGCCGCCGCGATGATGGCCGGGAAGTCGCCACGCAATTCAGGCGGAATCTGCGCAATGTCCTTCGCTGTCGGTTCGGTGAGGAATTTGACCACATCGGGGCGCTCAAGATAGTTCGCAATTGCCGTCTTTCCCGCGCCGTAGATCGCGCGCACGGCCACATCTTTGCCGATTCCTTCGATATTGCCAGTAATCGCGTTCCGGATAGCGTCGAGGATGACGAACGTGTTGGCCCATGTGCCGCCGCGGTTGCGGATATTGTCGCTGCGCTTTTGGAGAGCGTCAGCCTTCGCCTGGCGCACTTCATCCGGACCGACTTTCTTGAGGTCTGGCTTTACTTCTACAGGCTTCGGCGAAAGGGGCGACACCTGCTTGGCTGGCGTTCCCGGCTTTGTCGTCTTCGCCTCTGCCGCATATCCGCGCACGGTATTGATACGCCGAGCCAGTGCCGGATCAAACTTAGCCAACTGCTCGATACCGGATTGATCCTTGCCGGCGAACGAACCTACTGTCTTGCCGCGCTCCGTGGCGTCGAGAGCCTTCCGGACAGGCGAAGCGCGATCAATGAAGGTTTCGGCATATTCGCGGTAATACTTGCGCGCTGCCTGAAATTCAGGGAGTTTGCGGTTGTCTTTGGCAATCCCTTCCATCGCATCGGTAATCGACTCCTGCATCCCCTTGTAGGCGTTGAATACGTCTCCAGCGAGTGTTCCCTTGCGCAACTCGCGTCCAAGCTCTTCGCGGTACCCCTGAAGGTCGCGATAGGTGAGCGGATCTGACCCGTTCATCCGCTTTTCCATGTCTTTGAGGATGGTTGGTTCGGTGTTCGATCCCTTGATTTTCTCGCTGGCATCTTCAACCAGAGAAGCGAGTAAATTCTGCGGAGCTGCCTTGTCATCAAGAGCCGCATTGAGGTCGTTGTATTTCTTGTTAGCTTCGGCGTTTACGCGGTCCTCTGTCGCCTCAAGTTGCGTCTTAATTTCAGGGTCCAGATGCTCGACGCCGCGCTCAAGAGCGACTTTGCGGTCCTTTGCATCTTGCACGGCGGTATCCTGCGCTTCTGCGGCGATTGTCTTCTTGCCGTGTTGCGCGACTTGCTCTTTACGCTTCGCGGTTTGCTCCGCGTTCTTTTCGGCGGTCTTCGCCACTTCCGTCGCGTTCGCTTCCTGTGTGCTCTTGACGAGTTCCTTGGTAGCCTGCGGGCCGGTTCCACTCACTCCGCGCACCGTCTTTTCGCGCGCCGTCTTCGCCGTATCCATCAGCTTCTTGGTCGCAGGTCCAACGACGCGTCCAGCAGCGTCCAGCACGGCAGTCTGTCCAACTAGCTGCTCTGCCGTCTCTAGCGGCTGATGAATGACAGACTGAGCAAACTCTCCACCGGCAGTCTGCTTGCCTCTAAATACATCCGCAGCCATACCGGGAGGACTCGCGCGCAAAATAGTGGACAGAATTCCTTCAACAGTGCTGACGGGTCGGAGGATGACTCCGAGTCCAGCGGCTCCGATGTTTCCCACCGCCTTTAATCCCTCTTTGCCGTAAGCCGACGCATCGTAGTGGCCGTCTTTCGGTAAGAGCGATTTATAGTCGTGGGGTTCGATGCGCGTCAGTGGATCGCGCCAATCGCCTGTATCTGTAGCTGCGGGTGGAGGCGGATCCGAACCGGCAGGCTTCGCAATGTCGGCAAAGTCATCGTTCGGCCGCACGGATGCCAGAGGAGTTTCGATGACAGGATCGGCGAGGTTCGCCCCATTCTTAAATGTCTGCTTTTTCACAGAACCGTCAGGGTTATGAACGTCGAACGTCATCTCCGCAGGCGGTTTTTTGGCGATGTCGGCGAAGTCGTCGGTTTGCTGGCTAGGGCTCAACTGGGGTGTACCCCGCGTCCGTGATGGCCTGCTTGACCTGATCCTTGGTCATCTTCGCGTACTTCGGCTTTTTCATGGCATCGGCGATACTGACGACACCCTTGCTCTGCGCGGAACTCTGCGTGTCCCGGAGCGATTGCGTTTTCGGCCCCTGCGGCCCACCGGCAAGCGCGGGCAGTTCCGGCTTCAGCTTGTCGGCTTCCTCGCGCTGTGTCTTCGCTGCCGAGTCGATGTAATCGAGGTACATCTTGCGCAGCTCGTCTGGCAGTTCGCCGGTCGCAGCCTTCTTGATCCACTGCTCGGTATTGAGTTCGAAGCTGCCAATTTTGCGAGCCATGTTGATTTCGGCCTGCGTCTTGCGTCCACCAGCGGCGAGCACGGATGTATAGTCGGTCAAGAGGGCTGTGTCGGTCGCGGAGTGGTTGCCCGGCTGCGCGTACATGGCTTTGTAGGTATCGGCGAGCGTTTTGGTGTTGTCGGCCTTAGTACTGGCGGTTTTGTATTCGCCCATGCCTTCGCGGAAACCGACCATCTGCGCCTGAAATTCTTCCGAGCGACCTTGCCGTGAAGCGACCGCCGCAAGTCCGTCGAGGAATCGCTTCTGGCGGTCTTCCTCTTTGGCGTCCGCATCGGCCTTTTTCTGATCCTGCCCGGCGCGTACCGTCTTCCAAATCTCCTTGATGCTTTGAGGGGTATCTGGTTTGTCAATATCGGACGCGAGGTATTGTTTTCCTGTCGTCGGATCGCTCACGCCGTAGAGCACCCCTCCGGTTTCAAGTGGCTTCGGCTCCTGTAACTTACTCGCGGCGGTGTCCTTCGTCGTGGCGTCTGTGTAGGCGCGCAGCGCATCCTCGCGGTTCTTTGTGGGATTGCGCTTGATGTAATCCTGAATGAAGACTTCTTGCTCGCCCTTGGGGAGGATTCCGACTCTTGAAGCAACCGCCTGATGCCCTTCCTCTGGCGTGAAACCAGCCTGCCCCAACTGCTTCTCCTGCTGGATATAGGGATTCACCGGTGCCGGGGAACCCTGCGCAATCGCCTTCGCTGATTCTGAATCCTGCGCGTTGCTGGTCGCCTGCTTCGCTGCCAAGTCTTTCTCGCGCGCATCGTGATTGGTGATGTGCAGGCGATCCGTTGTGTGCGTCTTCAGCCAGTCGCCCGCGCCAAGTTTCGCGTCCGGGTGCAGAATCTCCCGCATGGCGTGAATGTGGTTCTGAATCTCATCCACCGTCGAGTTGTAATCGGTCGCGTTTTCCTTCGGGTCAAGTGTCGAGAGTTTCTGACGCAAGCCCTGAATGGCGATGCCGTGCGGGACGATGCGCGATTGCATGTCCTTTTGCTTAGCCTGCCTCGACGCTTCGATTTGGCCTTGAAGTTCCGCAGCGCCTTGCGTGTTGCCGCCCGCCTGATCGACGCCGCTCACGAGTCCGCGAAGGATGTTGGTGAAGGTTCCCATTAGGCTACCGCCCCGGTGAGGTTGCTAGCGATGTCGGCAGCGCCGCCCGGTGCGCCCGGAAGGCCACCAATGACGCCGGTCGCCGTCGAGGCGATGCTCTTGATGAGGTCATCCCACTTCGCCGCGGTCTGATCCCGCATAGTCTTCGCATCGCCGAATGCCGCTTGAGAGCCCTCCATGCCTGCGGAGAGCAGCCCTGCACCCTGCGAACCTAACGACGTAGCAGCGCCGCCTGTGAGGCTCGCAATCATGCTCGTGATGTCGGAGTGAACCTTATCGTTGGTCGCTGACGCAGATGCAGCCGTTCCGCCTGAACGCGTTCCCATTTCGGCAGTCGTTTTGTTTGTCTGCTGGGCGGAGGTCTTCGCCGCTGAGATTTGCGGAGCGAGGAGCTGGGTGATCTTCGAAGCGTCGCCGCTCAAAATTCCGCGCATGAACGTCGAAGAGGCGGTCGAGTCCTTTTCGCCGAGGTCGGTTGCGAACCCGCTGGAAGACTCAAGGGAGCCGTAGTCTTTCTTCTCGTTGCTGTCAGCGCCCATCCCAATTCCAAAGATATGGCTACCCTCGCTCTCTTAAACGCTGTAGTACGGCACCTTGCAGTTTACCCCGTTAATGTTGATTTGTAAGTACCCAAGTGGGGTGGCCGGTAGCGCCGTCGCCGCTCCCGCTGTCGCGCTGGTTGCCGTCGTCGCCGCCGTCAGAACCGTTGCATCCGGTTGCGTGACCACCCCGGTAAATGTAGGACTTGCCTTGGGAGCCAGTAGCGCGATAGCGGTCTGGATGGCGGCTATCTCCCCCTCTATAGCTGAGAGGTTCAATGCCCAGAAGTTCGTCCCGTCGAAAAAGACGATGGCAAAGTCACCTTGCACAATCGTGACCGCCGCACCGCCGTTAATCGTTCCGCTTGCTGGCGTCAAGGTCACGGTTCCCGCCCCGAGATTCACCGGAAAGCAGTACCAGGGGATTGTCAGGCCGATGCTCAGAGTCACCGCTACCGGGGCCGCATCGCTGAAGATCAGGATTGAGCCGTTGTCGCTCTGAAGAGTCGAATACGCCGTCAGGCCCGTCTGGTTACTGACCGCGCCGCCGGACACGGTTTCATTGATGACTGTAGTATTTTCGGTGACATTCTGGGTTCCGGCCGCGGCTGTTGTGGTCGTGGTTCCTGTGAATTTATTGACCTTCCCCGTCAGCACGGCGATGGCTTGATTAAGGTCCAGAATCCCCTGAAAGGCGCTGCGGTGCGCAATCTGAGCGCCTGCGGATTCGCCACGAATCTCGTTCTCAAAAGGATATTGAACTGCGGTGTTTGTCATCCCGCACCACCAGTGGACGCGAAGGGCTGCGTTTCCTTGTACGGCGATTCACTGCCCCATTCCTTGACATAGCAAATCATCCCGTCAAGGTAAATCTGCATCGTGGGGTCTGTGCTCTGAAATTGCAACCAGAACCATTTCCCTTTATTAGGCCCTGGACGCATCCAGAACTTCGTTGCCGCCCCGCCCGTCGATGGCAAGGTAATCGCCGCCGGTCCGTAGCTCCCATTGTCCGCATCGGCCGCAATGATGGTCAGCGTCACCGGCGCATTCGATTTGTACTCCACGGTCAATTCGCCAATGTGCTGATAACCTCTGCCGCCGAATGCCGGAGTCAGAACGGTCGCTATCGCGAATTCAGTTCCGCTGCTCGCAAACTTGCGCACAGTCCCATCCGCGCACCCTACAAGCGTGCCCTGCGTGGCGATGTCCTCATTGGTAGCCCGCGAGGTCACAGGATGTCCGTACAAGTCCCAGACCCATCCCATCGCCTGAATGTCGAAGACCAACGTGCGAGGTACGTTGTCGGTCCACACATAATCCCAGTACATGTAGCCGTTGATAATTCTCGCCTGTTGCTTGTCTGGCTGCGAGTCGTCGGGCGGGTAGATGGTGATTCCATTGCGCACAATAGGGACCGGCGTAGAACCCTCGTGCGTGAACAGCGGGTAAAGTGTCGCATCAGTGATCGATTGCGACTGAAGACCGCCCGGCGAAACGTGCCAGCCATCATCCACGCGGAAGAAGATGTTTCCTCCGCCCTCGACGCACAGGCAGCGAGGAATAAATAGCCCACGGTCAATCGATGTCGCTTGAAGGGTCCATTGTGATCCTTGCGTTCCCGTCGCCGTCGAGAGCGCGTTGTAGAAGTTCGGCATGATGACCCATGCCCGCTTGATGGAGAACAAGACGCCGCGCCCGCCAGACATTGCGCCATTGACTAGCGGCTCGCCGGGATCGGTTACGTCCTGCTGATTGGTGTCCGGAGCAGAATCGAGGTTTGAACCCTTGCACCAGTAGAGCGTGCCAGGCCGCAGTGGGTCACCAACGGCAAACGTAAAGTTGATGTTGTCTGTAGGACCAAAGAGGTAAGGCAGCGGTTGCGCGGCCAATATAGGTTCAGGAATCTCATACGCCAAATTTGTTCCATCAGGCACCCCAGGAATCGTGACGCTTGTGGTCGAAGTCGGACGTGCAATGAATTCATAAGCCAGCGAGGTTGGGGAGCCAATCAGGATCGTGGTTCCGGCCAGCCAGCGCAGATTGAACCCCGTAGCGCTTCCGCCGATCGCTCCGCCAGAGATCCACGTAATGACTCCGCCTGAAACATTGACGACGCCTTTTTGCGGAAGATCGATCGATGGAAACGGCTCGAAGTTGTCCTCCTCAAGCAACTGCGTGCCAAGTTCCAAGTCAGTCAGTGAATCGGTAATTGGCGTGTTGGTGCCGGGGACCGTGCCGAGATCGTCATTGGGACCTGTCCCCACATAAGTAAAGTCTGCTGTTGCCGAGTCGATGCGGTAGTAGTCCACCACGTCCACTTGCGGGTCGTTTGACCAGAGAGACGTGATGGTATTGGCCGTAACCGGGATCGTCTCAGCCGTTGACTCCGGAGAAGGATTCGAGAGCGCTCCGGTCGCTGAAGACCTGTAGACGTAGCGATACTGCACTTCCTGCCGGACATTGATAGGCAGCGGAGGAATGATCGTCGCGCCCGCGCCGGGAGTCGGCGAAGCGTCGAGAAGAAGAATACGCCCCGAGTGAAACCAGTAGTCATAGTCAATCTCAATCGGCTTGATGCCCGCCGTTGCGAAGTGAACGACCACGGTGGAGGTAACGAAGTCTCCGCCGGAACCGCTGGTATTTCTGCCGCGCGGTAGCAGCGGAAGGCCAGAAACAACGGAGATCGTTTGACCCGCATTGGCGAGGCCGGTTGAAACCGAGCCGCCTTGATTGATGGCTGTTGCTGAAACGAGCGAAGCATCCGCGCCGATGCCCCAAATGCAATCATCGTGCGAGGTGAGGACGAATGTGTAGTTACCCGGCGCCGGGATGTAGATCGAACCCGTCAGGCAGAAGTTGAAGTTGGCATACGCAATGTTTCCGTCGAGCCCCTTGAGCGCTGGCTGGTAAACCGCGTTTCCGCCGATCGCCACTGACTCCGGACTCAGGTTCGTCCAGATCATCGGGACTGTGGGGGATCCGATGCCAGGCAGCGCCGGAATTCCGGCCGTAAAGGTCGCGTCGAAGATGAACGAATTTCCGGAGGTCGATCCGGCAGCTTGCGATGAAGTGCGCGCCGGGCCGGAGCCGCCGGGGTCGCTTGGATTCTTCCAGATGTACTCGGAGACAGGGCCGCTGAAGGGAGAATCAGGAAAGTAAACGACCGTCAGGTTGCCGAGAATCGAAGTCTTCGTCGGGAGGGCATCTGTAGTCACGGTGACCGTGAGTGAGAAGTTTCCGGAGTTCGCGGAGAACGTGTTTCCTGTCGAGTTGATGCCGATTTGAAACGATACCGCTCCAAATGGCACCTGAATGGCGTTTGATACGCCGATGACCGCGCCAACGTCCACGACCGCGGGAACGAAGAGAGGAGCTACGCCAGCCGGGATGACGTTACCAGACCCATCCGTGAACGCGCCGATGACGACCGTGGCCGTTGCAGGAGGAGTCAAGCCCGAGCCTGCCACCATGACGAAGTGGCCGGGGTTCGTTGAGGCACCGGTCCCAGGTCCGAGTGACGTTGGAGTCTTAGTCCCGCCATTGATGGTCGCCGAGCCTGTCAGCGCCGTGATGGTGATGAACGAGGCGTTGAGGACATTGATTGCAAACGGTGCTGTTCCGTCTGGGGTCGGGTCTGGAAAGCCGTTCGATTCGCCGAAATTGTAGGAGGGATTTTGACCTAGATAATTGGTCCACGGAATCGCTGTCGCGAGCAAATCGCCGGTTGTGACTTTGTTGGTGTTTTCGGTCGATACTACCGGCGCAAGTTGAGGCTCTTTGATGCCCATTTTCCAAATAACGCCGTCGCTGCGTATTTTGCTCATACCATTGGTTACGAACGTGGTAGGCGAGCCATCGTAAAGACGCTGTGTCGTCAGCGTCACTGCTCCCTGAGCAGCGGAATCCGCCACGTACATAAAGACCTGCACGGAAGCATTGGGGCGGAACGGAACCATTGAGACTTGATGGCCACTTAGGCCCGTCGCCACATCCAAGACGCCGAGAGTCGAATTCCAGACCGTCAGTTTCGTGCCGTTGGCAATAATGAGCGAGTACCCGCTGGGGGGTCCGTTGGGCGTCGAGTCATTGAGCCGCGCGATGGTCTGGATTGCATTTGAGACGGTCAGGATTGCATCGGTGAGCAGGTTACGGAGTTGGAATCCGCCCGTCAGATATGCGCGGACATTGACGCACACCGCCGCGAATCCCGCAGCAATTCTGTTCACGGGTGCGGTAACGTCAAGCCCTCTGAATTTCAGAGCCATTTACTTTCCGCTTGCCCTCTTGCGGGTGGTTTTCTTCTCTGCATCGGCGTGAGACTTGTTCGCCTCCGCCACTTTCTGCGCATGCCAGCCGTAGTCGGTTGTGTCTTTTGCTTTGGCTGCCGGTTTGGTAGGGTCGCCGAGTTTCGAGACTAATCCGTAAGCCCTTTTCGCCACGTCGATGATGGGTTGTGCCGCGCCGTAATCCTTGTCGTCTGCCATTACCTAGCCTCCACTGTTTCTTGACGTTTGCCTTCAGAATTGAGAATTTCGGTGAATATTCCGTAGTGCATCCAGCGCTTGTTGCGCTCTCCAGCTGCGCGGAAGAAGTCTTTAAGCAGCGGAAGCGTTGCAGCAAATTCCTCGCCGCCCTGCTTGAAGCTCGCTAGATGTTGCGAATAATTGAGCACCGCTTCGAAATCGTCGCGCGCCACCTGCACCAGCGTTCCGCCCGTATCAAGCAACGGCGCATTACCCACCAAAGTAAGCGATACCGATTGCCCCAGCCCCGGGGTCGGCGCTAGCAGATCGATGCCAGCTTGAACCACAGCGGGAAGGTTCTGATTCGACGCCTGCCACTCCGGAGCGTACTGATCTATTTCGGCGAGTGCATCAGGATCGACCGCGACTCCGTTAATCGCCGCCTGCGCCAGCCAGTTCGACTGCTTCATAATCTCGAGGCCTTGCGTGTACCGCTCAAGACAGTAGGCCGCTCGTTGCCGGTCGGTAGCTTCAGATTCAATGCCGAGCACATCGGCGAGCGCCCCGTACATCGGCAGCCAGCTCCAGTGATCGGGTATGCCCAGCAGGGTTGCCGCAGGAGGAGCGAAGGTTGCGGCCGCATTGAGTGCCAGGATGTCGAATGCGCCTGCCGTGTCGGGAGCGAGGTCGGTATCGAAGGCAAGCGGGGGTTCGCTGGCTACACTCCATGACTGCGGCATCCCGAAGTCTTGAAGGTAGCCAGGCTCAAAGAACTGGAATGCCTGCGTGTCTTCCCGAGTCAGCGTCACGGGCTGCGCAAACTGGAGCGCTGCTGAAATAAGCGCGGAGGTGGTCGGCAGGGAGATTTGAACCGAGTTGCCAGAAATTCCGGTCACAAAGGTGCCCGGCTGGATTCCGGTCCCCGTCAGCACTTGCCCGTTCGCGATACCCAGCGCAGACGCTACAGCCACCATGAGCGCGCCCGAGGACGCCGAGCCCGTGGTAACCGCCATGACAGCCAGGAAACGCGTCCTGCGCTGCTCCAGCACGCTATCTGGGAGCACGTTGCGCCGCGTGCCCGGTGTCGCGTTCAAAAGCGGCAGTTGCGCGAGGTTACACGCCGTCGCCTGAATTACTTCCTGGGTTCGTTTCTGAAGGCAGAATTGAAGGTTGGCGAGGTTGAATTGGTTGGTGCCGGTCCACGTGACTCCGCCGGTCAATTGCGGCTCGAGCAGCATGTAGAGCATCTGCGCATAGAGCGTCTGATCGGTTTGAGTACGAAGGCGCGGGGAGCCAGCCAGAGTCCCTGTGTTGATCCATGCTCCGTTTGAATTCGAGGTGACGAAATCGGTCTTCCAGCACTCAGTCAGCGAGGACCAAATGCGCAAAGCTTCCGAGAGATAGACCCAGCACTCCGCCGCGCTCCAGAAGGTCGTGGAGTTGAGCCGCCCCTGGAGGGCAGATACAGCGGCGGTTTTCGTGAGCCACGAGTATGTGGGCATTCATTCCTACTGGATCACCAGCACAACCACTACGTCAGCGGCGGTTCCGAACAAGAACCAGCCATTCAAATCTTCGGTGTAGCCCTGAGGAGTGCTGAAATCCTTCGAGAGCCCCGCCGCCACCTTTACGCCATTGGTCGCAGAAACCAGCGAGTCGCCAACGAAAACATCGTGCGCGCCCGCCTGAATCGTGACCCACTGGAACCCGGCGGGATGTTGTACAACCGGGTCCTTCTTGATGATCGGGGTTGCAGTCGCGGCCATTGTTACGCCAATTACGTACATGAAATCCTCCTAGTTGTCGGACCCGCCATAGCCGCCTAAATTCTGGCCGCCGTTCATTGTTGCGTAGGGTGCCCCACTTTGCCATCTGCCAGGGAGCTTATTATTGGTTCGCGATTCCCCGTCAAGGTTCAGATCGATCGACAGCGCGTGGCCGAAGGTGTAGGCATATTTCTTCTCTTCCATCGACGCCAGCAGCATCATGCCCTTGCCGGACCCCGGCGTTTTCGCTTCCATCTTTGCCGCGGCGTCCATCAAGAGCAGTTCCCGCGTCTTGTGCTCCAGCATGTCCTCAGAAATAGGGTGCGGCGGAGACATGGAGAAGTCACTTGGCTGTTGCGGCAGAGGCCCGCGGCGGCGGTAGCTGAAGGAATACGGGGTGTAGTTGCCCTGGTGCGGCCAGAGTTCAAACAACTGCCAACCGGGAGTGGATGTGCCGGGGCGCTGATCGACGCCGGCGGGAACCACGTACTCGGGAATCGAGAAGTCCTGCCGTTGCGGGTCGATTGCCGCCAAATCTGCCTGCGTCATGCCCCAGAAATTCATCGGCTGATCATTGGTCGTATCCCTGATTTCAACGAACTTGCGAAAGTCAACGACCGGCGACACGAAGTAGGCCTGATAAATCATGTACGGCTGGCCCGGCCCGGAGGCCGGTTCCATCCACGGACGGTCGAGCGTGATAGTCGCATTCAGGTTGGCAACGAAGGTCGCCGGAGTCCCACCCGCGGCGAGGGTGAATGTCAGTCCGTCGCCGAGTGTGTAGCCTCCGCCGGGGTTAGTAACGATCGGCGGAATGGTAACCGTTCCGTTGGCGTTTACCGTGATCGAGGCTTGCGCGCCTGCACCTGTACCCCCAACGCCATTAACGAGGTAGATTCCCGGTGCCTGCCCTGAGCCGGCAGTGAAGATGCTCAAATAGGCAACCGTGTCCGAGTTTCCCACTGCCACAATCGAGTAAACCGAGTAAGCGGGATTGCGATATTGCAGCGTCGTCAGTAGCGGAGGCGCGACGTAGTTGTTGACGAACTGCGTAAACGTCGCGTCCCCAATGACGAGATTTGAGTACGGCGTGGTGGTCGTGGATCCATTCTGGAACACGATGCCAGGGGCAAGCCAGCCTGCGTAGCCCTTCTGAAACGACCAGTCCGTCTGATCGTAGATTGCCCCGAGAGCGCGTTTCACTTCCGTCTGCGCACGGGTGAGCGGCGTCTCAGGAACCAGTCCCGTCAGGGCCTTCGCAATGTTGTAGAGGCTCACTTCTTTCTCGCCGCTCTCTTCCGCTCAATCTTGCGCTCGCCGTAGTGTTCGGCCTTGTTGGGGGTCTTCACCTTGAGGCCATGCGTTTTGAGTCCGTCGCCATCGATTCGCTTCTTCGTCATGCTTCACTCCTCAAAAAAGATGGGCAGAGGGCAATAAAACTTTGCCACCTGCCCATGAGCCGCTTTACAGACTGTTTACAGTTGCGAGACCAGAGCCCCGAACTGAATGAGTTCCGCTGAAAGATTCGTGGTGTCGGCAACGATCCCCGAAGCCGCTGCCGCAGTCACGGTAAGGGTTGCCGGGGTGCCACCTGTGCCCGAAATAGTTGCTGTTGGCGCCGAGGTGTAGCCCTGCCCAAAACTGGTGATCTTGATGGAAATCGTGGTCGCAGTGAGAACGGTAACCGTTCCGGCCGCCCCTGAACCGCCGCCGCCCGAGAAGACGATCGGAACCACGGTTGCCGGCGTCATGCCGATGCCCGCCGCGTTCTGGACGATGGTGGCGATTCCCTGTTTGCCTGATGCCATCCAGAGCGCCGTCCAGCCCGACTGCGTGGGAGACGGAGCTCCTGCACGCACATTCAGATTGCCAACCGCTGTCGGCACAAAGCGCACCGAGTAGTTGCCGCTCAGCGTCGTGCAGTCGGACGGGAAACTGATGTACTCGTTCGCGCCCGGATTGTAGACCACATCCCCGTTTGCCAGCGAGTAAGACGCAGGGCCGGAAGCGTACAACACTGCCGGCCTGAATTCGCCAACTTGCGCGGATTGGTAGACGTATGCTGTGTTCATCCGTTACCCCTGTCTTACTGGAAGCGCCAGATCCACGCGGACGATAGTCGCAGCCGCCGCAAGGTCAAGAATCTGCCCGATGTAGCCGACGTTGGTTTGCGTGCCGGCAGCGGTCGTGGTTACAACCCCAGCGGTTACCGCATTGGCTTGCGATCCGGACGCGGTGGCGGCAGCGGTGGTCACCAGCAGCGGGGCAATGCCGAGTTCCTGAATGACAATCCAACAATTTGCCGTTACCTGAGCCGTTGTGACCGAGCACAGCGCGATTCCTCGCACGTCGGTGACGTTCATCGCGGATGCATCGAGCGAACTGATGACGTTCGGGCTGATTGCCATCTGCGCAAGCACTGAGCCGGCGCTTAGTCCGGTAATCTCCGTAAGCCCGAAGGTCGGCACGGAAGTGAAGTTCGCGCCGGGGAAGGTGAGCTGTACGGCGGTGATGACGCCACCTGAAACCGTCGCCAAGCCAACCGCAGCGGTGCCGCCGGAGGTTGTCGAAGTGATGGTGTAGGTGCCGTCAGTCGTCGCGCCGGAGCCAGCCGCGGCGAGCTGAAGCTGTCCGACCGTCGAGGGGCGAGCCCAACCAACCGGAGCGCCGTACTTGATGTTGGCGGCAGTGGCTTGACTCGACACACGCACGAAGCGATAGCGGCCAGTGTTGAGCTTTGCACCAAACTGGACGTTCCACTGCGCGATTTCGGCCAACGTTGCATCGACGTAATCGCCCTGATGCAGCGTGCCGCCGAGATACGGAATCCCGGTAATGGGATCGGTCATGCCAGTGTCGGAAGTGTAGACCGCCAGAGGTCCGAGGTAATAGGAGAGTGCGGGTGTCTGTGGCATTACTGTCCCACTCCTTTGAATCCGTAGATGATCATGCCGTGCGTCGGCTGGTCGCCGTACAGGTTGGTAGCCAGCTTCAGATAACGGATATTCGAAGAGACGTTGTTTGGAATCGGGTTCTCGCGGATGGTGAAGTTCCATCCCGAGCCCGGCTTCGGCGGCAGCATGACCATTGCTTCCGGATCGATGAAGTACAAGGCTTCACCGGGGTCAATTGTGGTGGCCGAAGGAATGTTCGAACCGGTCGGAGAGAGCGTTCCGGCTGCAACTGAGACGCCGTTGACTTTGAAAGTCGGCGTCAGGAACTTGCTCAACTGCGTGGAACCGCCGGAGCCGTCATAAAACTTGGCGGACGAGACGGAACCGAAAGCAGCGGGGTTCCCGCCCTGCAGGAAGTTGAACGCGATCGAGGAGGGACAGAGAGGATCTTCGTGAATCTTGATGCCGTTGAAGTCAATCGAGCGCCAGCCGAAGTCTGTTCCTTCCTTTACATCAAGCTGCATGGTGACGGACTGGGTGCGGAAGGAGGTCGCAACCGCGCCCCATCCGAACGGCCCCACAAATCCGACTTTAGCCTTGGCGCCGAGAACGGAGAGTTGGGCACATGCTCTTTGGAAGACGGGCCATGTAATCGAGCCGGCGGCGCCGGTTGCAGTCCCGCAATAATACGGGGTGGCGTTGTAAGCCTGTCCTGTGACGCCGTTGCGCGTCACGCCGCCGGTGAGGAGGTAGTAGTTGCCGAACGGACCCGGATCGACGCCGTTGTTGAAAACTTCGTCAAAGCCATTCGAAGACTTGTGGCGGTCGTTATTCACGCCAGCAGTCGAGCCGCCAGGGGAGCCGGAGTTCCACTGCCCATGCTGGTAGGCGTCCATCTCAACCATCGACTCGAGTCGTTTTGCGAGGCAGTAGTTGTCAATCGCTTCCTGCGAGACAAGCTGAGTATCGCCAGCGGCGTTGTAGAGGTCGTATTCTGTCGGCTCAACCTCGATGTCCGACTCGTAGAAGCGGATGTCGTACTTCGAGTCGTTGACCATCTGCTTGCGCGTGGGGTTGATGGTCGCGCCGGGCTCTGTTGCCGAACCGTGAGCGTAATCGTAGATGTAGGGATTGCGAACGCCGGTTCCCTGAAACACGATGTCCATCACGCCTGCTTCGCGCATGAGCGTCAGGAGGGGGTAGTTCGTGCCGAAACAGTCGGCGACAAACCCCTTCCGGATAAGCTCTCGCGATACGGCGTCTCGTTGGTTATAAAGAGGATCCTGTGGCATTGTGCTTCAGTCCTTTCCTACGCTACGTTCCGCGAACCTACTGCTTCGCTGGCGCGTTTCATTGCGCCTGCGATCTTGTCCCGTGTTGAAAGTGTGGAGAATTCGCGCACGCTTTTCGCATCGCGCGGGGCGGGCATTGCTGGGTAATTCGAGGGCAATCCGCCATTGAGTTCCGGATGTCCGGAGGTGTTGGGGTGCGCTTCCTGCCACGCCTTGACGGCCTTCTCGCCGACTTCGGCTTCGCGCTTGGCGGTGGCTTCGGCCACTTGAGTGCGCTCCATGTCCGAGAGCTTGTACGTCTGTTCCATGTAGTCATGCACCGAGAGGCGAGCGGAAGCTGCCTTATCCGCGAGAGTAGCCGGATCTTCAGGCAGAAATTTTCCTGTGATCCGCTGGTAGCGGTTCATCTCGTTCATGGTCTGGCCCATCTGGGTAAATCCCTTGGTGATCATGCCGGTCAATTCATCCATCGGATTCTTGGCGGATGAATTGATTGCAGGGAGATCGGGAATCGTGATGCCGGTGAAACCAGCCTTCTTCACTTCGGCGAGCGCGGCAGTCAGTGCGGCGTTGTTCGCTCGCAACTGCGCATTGGTGGTTTCATTCAGGCCGAACTTTTCGATGTTGTCGTTGATGACGCGATCGAGTGCCTGCGCGTCTTCCAATTTCTTCTGTGCGGCGGCTTGCGATGCAGTGAGTTCGCCCTTGAAACCATTCACGATGTCAGCCTTCGCGGTGAGGGTTTCTGCGGGTACTCCGAGTTGCGTCAAAAGTTCTTCGACTGTCATAAATTCTCCTGTTATTGCTGCGGGGGCGCGGGCGATTGCTGCGGCGCGCTCGGGGCAGCCTGCGAAGATTTTTGGATTGCTTGTACGAGGGAGTTGACGGCGTTGTTCAAGTCTTCCTGTACGGAAGGGTTCTGCCCCGCGACCTGCTTCAACAGCATCGCAACCTTACCCAGAGTGGTCTGGAGAGGATTGGCCTGCTGTCCTTGCGACGCATCGCCTCCGCCCCCCGGTTGGGGAGCAGAGGCTTGCGGATTGGGCATTGGGTTGGTTGCCATGACGGGCCTGAATTACTTCTTGTGCCCGCGCTTGTGGCCACGACGCTTGCCACCCTTGTGCTTTTTGCCTTCATGCTTCGAGGTCCCCTTGACCATGAAGCCGTGCGATTTGCCCTTAGCCATGATGTTTCTCCTTAGTTGAATTTTTGACGCACGCGCAAAAACGGCTCGCGCATTTGCACGAGCCGTCTGCATTCCAACCAAAGGTAGGCGCTTCGGAATCTCTAGGTAAAGACGTTACGGCTAGTCCTCTGCTTTGTCAACAACTACATTCTCGAACACTTCATCCGTGAGGCGTTCAAGGTCGCTTCCGATGCGGATTTTGCCCGTCTGCTCGGTCACAACGGAGTTGATTCCGCCCTGCCCCAGATTCATGCAGAGCACTTTGCCGGTGACTTTGCCCTCGTGTAAACGAGACTGCAGATAAGCCAGCGCCGCGCCGACGCATTCCCGCTTTTTGAGCGTGATGACTTGGCGATAAGTGACGAACTGCTCCTCGCGCGTGACCTCAATCCCTAGTTCGCGCTCAATCTCCGGTACGCTCTCGCTCACGTTGACCATGACTCTCCTTAGCTCGTGCTATTCACGACGCGAACATTCCCCGACTTTGATCCTTTTTGTTCTGCGTGACCTGATTTCTTTCCGCTGGTCGGGCGGCCGCCGCCTTTGCCTTGTCCGGGGCCTTCCTCTGGCGGCGGTTCCAACCCCAGCGCCTTTGTCTTCTTGGCGAGCGTGGCCTGTACGTCGAGTTTCCATTCGGCGTCGGCGATTTGCTCCTGCTTCCAAGCCTCATGGCGCACATCGTAATCTTCAACGCCTACCTTCTCCATCGTCCCGGCCATGTCGATAGGAATGTTTTTCTGTAAAAAGAACATCGCCAGCATGCGCTCTTGCTGGTGCGTGATGTTGAGCAACTGAGCGGGAGTATTAATGACCTTCAGCTTTTCGCAAAACCACTTCGCGCGCTCCATCTTTGAATGGTTGCTGGCCTTGTCTGAATCTTCGCCGGGAAGATGGGACGGCACGAGCGAATTAGGATCGTTGTCGAAGGTTTCGAGCCCAACACCTTCCGGCCCCACCATGTCGGTCAAGTCCTGCACGCTGTAATACTGCGCGATGTTGTACTTCAGCATGTTGGCATCTTTGGAGTTCGCCACCCACTGATTAAGCGCAATTCCCTTTGCGACCGGACCCAGATTTTCAAGGAACTTATCCATCGAATCGTCGGACATGTTGCCTTTGACTTCACGCATGGAGGAGAGGTCTGTCAGGCCGAGAGTGGCTTTGATTCCCCCGCCTAAAAGCTCCACGCCCTTGAAGTCCGCTTCCTCAACCTTGACGCCTTCGGGAATCAGCGAGCGCGTCCATTTAGAAGGGTCGCCCTTGCCGCCAATGCGCATTCCTTGCGCATGGAGCAAGTCGAGCTTGTCCATCTGCGTACGTGCTACGCCGGTCGATACGTCATGGCCTAGTGGCGGATCTTTCAATACGGCGAGCACAGTGTTGATGTCGGAGATGCGGTCGCGGCGCGCCACTTCCAAGCCTTTGACGAGGCCGACCAGCGAGTAGCCAAGCGCCGACCACACCCAGTCGTTCACGTCATGCTGCGTGACTGGGATTTCTCCATGCCAGTCGAAGGAAGTATCGTCGTAAAGCGGAATCGGGCAGCTCGGGGAAGTGATGACGAGGCGGAGTTGCGGATACATCCTGCAGTCGCCAATCTCCGCTTTTCTTGACTGCGGTAATCCATTCTGAGGATTGGTCGTGATGAGCAAATCGCCCAGTGACGGAACCTGATAGCCCCAGGTTGCGCCATCGACACCCATCTGCTGCATGTAGCCGGTTTTGTTTACTGCCAAGTCTCGAATGAACGAATAGCGGATTTCGCAGTAGCGCGTCTCCCAATTGTTGCGATCTTCGCCTGTGAATCTAAACCGATCGTAAAAGTCGAAGCGCCGCGCCATGCCCAGCGTACCGTATGTCTTCCAGTCGTAGCGGGAGATAGGCTGTAACCACTGCTGGAAGGCGGGGAATCGTGCGTGGGCTTCGGCAATCCCCATCGGGCGCACGATTGTCCCCGCATAGCAACCCTGAATGTCGTTATTGGCTGGGATCTGCTCAGGGAGGAATTCTCTCGGTCCAAGAGGATCAAAGACAATCTTCGATTTCCCCCAACCGAACTTGTCGCGCGAGAATTTCTGCCACTTGTATCCGCGCCCGAGAACTGCCCATTGAAGAGCCTTGCGCGACATTGGAACGAACTGCGAATCCCAGAAAATGAATTTGAAGATGTCGTTGTAGAGCGCGACGTTCTTTTTCCACTGCTTCGCCTTCGAGCCCATCGTGGCAATCTGGCGTAGGTCGGTGATGGTTTCTACGAACGTGCGGATGTCGGGCTGAAGGAGATTTGAAGCTAGATCGCGTTCCTGCCCGATGCCCATCAGCAGGCGAATGTCATTGTTGAGGTTGGTTATTCCCGGCTGCGACTGGACCCAGGAATCGCCATTTTGAACCAGCTCTGAAATCCATCCAACTTTGTATTCGCCGGATGCTTCCCGCGCGGGGCATTGCCATTCAAACACCTTGCTTGAATCGGGCATCAGTTCGTACCAAGAATCCGGGGGTTTTCGAGTGTGACTTCGGCGGCGCTTTTGGTCGCGTCGTACTTCTCGGCGGCGATGCAGACTTCGACGCGCTTGCGGGCCTCAACTGCTGAGTCGTAGAAGTGATCCATGGAGGCGATGAGGCTTTCATTGATAGCGCGATTCCACGGGTCTAGCGTTGAATTTCGTGCTCGGATGTCGTCTTTGATAGCCTGCCGGAAAGGGCGTTCGGCTTCGAGTCTGCGGAGGCTGGTTTCCTCGCGGTCGCGCAGGGATTGCTCGCGGAAGCGGTCCGACCACTTTTCTATGTCTTTGGCGTGGAGGAGCGTTATTGCCTCGTACCGGACCCCGAGGACCGACGGGCTACTTCCTTCCGGCGCAAAGCCCAAGATCCTCTTTGTATCTAAATCCCGAAAGACTACCGTTCTTTCTTTAGGGCCAAGCTGGACGTTGGGCACGAAGGAAGTGTAACACCACCACAATTAGTCCATCACGAGAATCCGCTCACACCACTGATCGACATGCTTCTCTTCTCGCTTCGGGGGTAGGGGGTACCGGCTGGCAATCCTTATCGCGGTGTTTTCGAGATCATGGTTTGTCGTGAACGCCATTGCATTCGAAAAAATATTGTCGTCGTGCGCTCCAGTTGCGTGCTCCATCATGGCGAGCCCGCGCTCTTTGTACTTACGCATAAAGTCATTTAATTGCCGGATAACTATCGGATCATGTAGGATCAACCACCCGGTATTAACCGCATCCACGAACCGCTCCAGCAGAATCGACCGCGTGTACGCCCGCGTAAACCAGCCTTCCTGTGATCCTTTGTTGGGGTCGATATTCCCTTTGGCGTCGTAGCGGTGCATGATGTGGTGATCCAAGAAACCCATGATCTTGAGCTGATGCTGGCATTCGTCACCAGGCTTGCGAACCTGCTCGATGATGAACTTTGCCAGCAACGGATTCGAGCTGATGACGTTCTTGTTGCCGTCTGTGCCGTAAAGAACCGCTACAGCGGCGGCAATACGGGCCATCTGAGGAGAATTGACGCGCAGGGACGTGAACGCGGCTAACTGGTGGTCGGGCTCATGGCCGTGGTTGTTGATGTGGACCGAGAGCGAAGCCCGGTCTTCGTTCGGCATATTGAGGCCGTGCGCGGTATCAATCCCGATGGCGGGCTCGATTCCTTGCTCCGGAGGGCGGAAAATCAGCAGTTTATCGAAGCAGTTCTCATCTTTTGAATCATCAAAGGGCTTCAGGGGGATCAGGTTCCAGCGGTACTCATTGCCATCGTTCGCTTCCCAGTCGAGCACGATTTCCGCTTCCCGCTCGTTGATTTGGTCGGGGTCTGGGTAATACGGATGGTTTTCGTTGCCCATCAGGATCGTCTTGCCGGTGATGGCGTAGGCCATGTAGTTCTTTTCGCGCGCGGCGGTCACGACTTCAATGGTCTCCTGCGTGAAAACGGGGTCATCTTTCGACTGGAAAGCATCTTCGGGGCATGGCGCATATTGACTCAAAAACTGTCTCTCGGAATGGCTGGCTACCGCTTCTTTGAACAGGCACTCCCAGTAATACTGAAATTCTCTATCCATCTCCCAGTGACGGCCTAAAACCTTGTAGAGATAGTCTGTCGATCGCACAAACAACTCGCCGCGGCGCCGCATCTTGCGCGTGCGGTCGCTTGGCGCCCAGTCTTTTGGGATGGGATTCGCCCGTAACCAGTCTTCATGTGGGTAAAGGTCGCGCGCGCAGGCCGGCGGAATGAAGAATGGCCTGAAGCGTCCACCATCGCCCCAGTTTTCAGAGTAATATTCCCACTTTTCTTTCTGCCAGGTCGTTGCCGTTGATCCGGTTCCCTCGAGCACCATGAAGAGGGAGCGGGTCGGATGGCAAGCCGGGAAAAGACCTTCTTCAAGCACCTTCTTGGGATTCTTGTAGTCGCCAAGCTCAGTGATATGGACGCAGGACGGAGAGGTTCCTTGCGCGATGCCGACTTCCTGCGAGCCCGCCTGTACCGAGAGAAGAGAACCATTACTCCAGCGCGGCTCCGTCGTCTTGATGACGGTCTTGACCGGAGGAAGCCAAAACGGAAGCCGCATGTGAGTTGTCTCAATCATGTTGTTCAACTTTTCTGATTGAGGCACGGAGACAGAGGCCATGACGGCGTAGGTGTTGGGGCGGAACAGGATGCGGTGAAGGAAGAAGAGAGCAACTGCGGTAGAAATTCCCAACTGCCGGGCCTTGAGGACGAACAACTGAATCGCGACTTGCAGGTTGTCGCACTCCGCCATTGCCTGCAGGAGAATTCGCTGTGCCAGGCGGAACTGGAAGCGGATGATTCTTTCCTCGGCATCGCGAATCATGCCGTAGCGGGTCATGAAATACTCGGCGGAAGCGAAACAGCAGAATTGCTCGTTTTCGACAAATCGCCGGATGCGCTTGATTTCCTCGTCTTTGGGAGCTTTGTCGTCCTTCCAGTAATAACTGGATCCAATCTTGGTTCGGCGCACACTGGTAATCGAGTCGATGTAGGCGGTGAATTCCTCGATTTCGGCGATACTATGCATCTTCGGCCGCCATTTGTTCTGACGCGCGAAGTCTGTCAGTGTCTCTTCGATTATTTGCTCGGAGTAGATAGCGACACCTCGCTGAGATTGCGACGCCGTTCACTCCAGCCGTCCAGCTTCTCGCTGATGCGCGGGAATGCCTGATCCCATGCTTCATCGGCGCGATCCAATTCTTCTTCATCGTCTTCCGGAGTGAGTGATTGAAACGCAGACTCCGCCGACTTCATCTTCTTCGCCACCATAGCCACCGTGCTCAGAATCTTGAGCGGGCTGATCTTGGCCGAGACGCACAATTCCTCCATGCTCAGGAATTCGTAGAACGGTTTGCCGGTGTACGAGCGGCAGTGTTCCAAAAACTTGCGCACGTCTTTGGAATCAGAAGCGGCGAGGAAGTTGAAGATTTTGATGCGCTCGACTGGCTTGCCATCGATGCCAAAATGTTTATCCAGCGTCTCGGTGATTTGCGGGACCGCGAGCACTTCCGCCTCAGTGATGCCGAACATTTCGAGCACGCCTTCAGGAAGAGAGTTTTGATTCGAAGCGCCCGGGGGCTTCGATGGGGAGTTCGGCGTACTCGCGTTTGCTGCCGGGCTCGGGACGATCGCCAACCCTGTAGATTTCGGCTGTTTCGTTTTCATTGCGTACAGGATACTCCACGTCTGCCCAGCGTTCGGCGACTTTGACGGCGCGGTCGAGGATGCTCAGCAGGCGGTCTAGTTGCTTGGCGGTCACTTTGCCTCATCCTTGATTTGCTTCAACTTATCCACGGTGTAGGGTCTCAGCTCTCCCTTGGTAGAGACGCCGCCCAGAGTTACAACATCCTTGACGACAGCCACGGGCAATGTCGTCACATTGATCGCGGTTGCTACGATCTTGCCGAAAAGTCCGTTCACACATCCCTCCGCTTCCCCGACCCGCGCAGCGACTTCGATACGCCGAGTTGCTGCGGGTCCGGCTTCTTGACCACGGTAGGCGCTGGAATCGTCTGCCCTGTCTCGCGGCGGAACTTGTCGGGCGGCATCTCTTCGATAGTGCCGGTGATTTCTTCATAGAGCGCGCCCGGCTTGTCGCCGACATGCCCGCCAATGCCACCGACCGTAGGCCTGCCGAAGTCGTCAAGCTCGTAGTCTACCCACCACTTCGCGCAGAGTTCATCGGCAACGCGGTACTCGACTTTCCACTTTGCCTTGAACTTCGTGTAGCTGGTCGCGTTCAGGGAGCATGTCTTATCGAGGCTCAGGCGAATCGGAATCTTGAGCGCGTTCGCGATTTCATCAGGCAGGGCCGCGCAGATGCGGTCGGTGATGCCTTCTTTGATTTCCGCAGAACTGAGCGGCAAGGGTACTGCGATAGTTCCCATTATTCAATTCTCCTGATCGGCACGCCATAGGTCCAGCTTAGGTACTCCATGTTCTCCTCAAAGAGCCATAGTTCTTTGGGATATGCAAACTCGGAGCGGAATCCATTCTCGCATTCGATGACGCGGCCCCAGATTTCAACCGTGCCGATGACAGTCACATGGTCGGAATAACTCTTCAGCGCTTCAGTCAAAAGGTCGAGAGTCTTGAAAGACCAGAAACCGCAAGAGCACGACTTTTGTGGCGCTGGGTGCTCATGATTTTTACATATCGCCTGCTGTGCTTTCTTTGGCTCCCACTCGTGATCCGTTCCAAGCGCAGAGAGTTTTGCGGAGTCGATCTGCCAGCCGCGCCATGCGGTCAGAGTGTGCGTGTAATCAGGCATTGGCTTTTGAACCATGCCCGCTTCGGCGCCGGATAGCTTAGAGATTTTTTCTTTAATCTTGACGTGCTTGTCCTCGACAGGAGGAGCCTCCCCCACAAATCCATTAAAAACCTGTGGCCACGGGTACGTCTGCGGTGTGGCGTAGTAATACACGCTGCTGCCGAGGTCCGCATACGAAGCCATCGGATTCTTACCGTAGATCGGAAACTCGGTCGTGCCGAGATTGTGGTAGTCGCCCTGTTTATTCAGGTCAAATTTATCCATCTTCTCGGCAATAGGAAGCGATGACTTCGCCAAGTCCGCGCCGAAGTTAGGGACCAGAACGTCGAGATACTCCGCGAGTTTCTTGGGGTCAAACATTGACCGGCTCCTCTTCTGGCTGTCTATGAGGCTTGCGATCCGGCTGCTCACGCAGCGGCTCAGGCAATTCTAGCGGCTCAACGACGATTTCTCTTTGTGGCTCGCCTACATCCATTACTTCTTCTCCAGATTCTTGCGAATGGCTACCAACTCACGCCAGATGCACACTGCAGTTGCGCCGAGGAAACACAGAACGAGTCCGACGAAGGTTTCCATCTACAGCCTCGACTTCTGGCCGCGGCGGTAGGCTTCAAGAGTGCGTCTCTTCGTATCCGGCGTGGGGCTCGACTGCCATAGGTCCTTCACCTCTTCCGGAACTTCAAGTTCAGGCGCGAGGAACATGCGGCGCTGCCATTCGGCGAGCACATGCCTAAAGAACGTGTCGAAACTAGATATTTGGGAATCCCAATCCAGAAGCAATGCCCACTGCTCATCGGTCGGCACAATCGGATTCTCGCTCAGCCAGCTAAACGCCGACGCCAGGACTATTATTGCATCCGACCTGCTGATTCTTTTGGTATCCACTAAACCGCAACTTGTAACTCGGTCTATCATTTCATCAGGTAGAACCATCTTCCGGGTGCTCATGATTGTTTCTCCCCATGCGCATCCCGCACATGCTTGTGGAACAGGAACAGAGCCTCGAACGCGAGGAAGCATTTAGGGCAGATGTATTTTTCGTCGTTCATTCCCACAACCTCCAGCCAACATACACGCCGCCGATCGCGACGAGAAACAGCCACGCGACAGTCTTCATCGTCCCACCATCCACGGCTTGTCTATGCATCCGATTCCGCCCCGTCCGAGGCAGTAGTAGCCGCAGACCGGGCAGCTAATCTCTTCGCTTCGTAATCCCACTTTGGCGACCTCTTGTACGGTGTTGGCTGTTTGTGCTGCACCAACTTTCCGCCGCAATAACCGGAACACGTGCGAGGCACACCCCAGCGTTTTACGTACCACGTGCTCAAATGCCATTCGAATATCCCTTTGCACCACTCACAGCGCAGGCTGAGAACCGGAAGCGCCGGGCGACTCATACGCGCACCCTCACAGCCCTGAGCCATACGTAATCCTCGACCGTCAGCGCCAACTCGACCGCACGCGGCTCCGGCTTCCAGTGCTCCGCGAAAGGCGAGCGCGCACTTTCCTGTTGCCGCTCGTACTCCGCCTGCGCCTGAATCAACTCCTGGTACTGCTCTCGCACGACATTCTTCACGTTCGCCCTCCTTCCCGGTTTGATGCGCGGCCAGAGACGCCTCATGGTTGTGTATTCATTGCATCGCAGGCATCGCACTTCTGCCCAACGTTCTCGCTGGTGATTTCCTTCATACATTTGAGCGGCTTCTCGTGTTGTTCGCTCGTGTCTGTATTTCCCACGGGTCGCGCAGGGGATCCGCCTTTATCGGCAGGTGGGCGCTTCTCGGGCCGTGAGTTTGGCGGACCCTTTATTAGGCCGAGAAGTTCGACCGCGACGCCCTTTTGTGTTCCGTGGCTGTAAGTCAACCAACTCCACTTCCCGCCATCCTCGGCATAAATCTCGAACACGTCTCCGGGTTGGATCGCCCAACCTGTGTAGCTTTCCTCTGTCGCCGAGGAAGTGCAATAGATTCTCCAGCGAATGCCGTGCGCCTTGGCATAATTGGCTAAATTCTGAATCTTTGGATCCACGGGGCCGTATTCCACCGCTGGAGGCGCTGACGCTGATTGAATCGCGACAACCGGAACCGGCTTTTTCACATGCGCGATCTTATACGCCACAAAACCGCCTGCGCCAATAAAAGCCAAGAGGAATACTAGTGTTTCTAGCGACCCTAAACTCTTCGCCTGCTTCACTTGCTCGCCCATCTCACCTCTGCTCCTGTCCCCACTGCGCACACGCCGTCATGCCTTGCACCACTTTTGATGTTGCCCTATCGAACCGCACGAAGGGCAAGCCGTCTTCTGTTCCGCCTTGACCGCGCGACGGCTCACGGCCGGCATCTCAGGCGTTCGTATGGTCCTTCTGTCGTCATTGGGCATCACTCCCCTCTCGATCTGGCGCACCAGCCATTCATTGACGCTCAACCCCGCTACATCAGCCAGCGCCTTCACCTGATGGAACTGCGCCTCATCTCGCAACCGTAGCTGGAATTGTGGGCGAAGCTTCATCTTTACTCGATACCATATCATTTCATTTCACATCAACGTAGATTTTCTGATTTTTATTTTCGCGGGAACCCCTTCTTATCGGTCCGAGCCCGCTCGCTGACATGGTCGGGACAACCTTTCGAGCCCCCGGCAACCTCAGGCAGAGCGCGCCAACCTCGCCGGCATCATGCGCCGATCGCCTGCGAATCATCCGCGAATCCCCAGCAAATGCACGATTTCGCCAATTCCGGCTCATTAGCGATAACTTGCTCTGTTTCAGCCTGTTCGCGCTGACAATCTGGCGATTCTGCTGCACTTGCGCATCGCGCGTTTGTTCCACGTGGAGCTTGAGAAGGCGAGCAGATTGAAAATGGAAGCATCGCCTCATTTACAAGTCGTTGTACACTGTTGAGCGAGGTTCACCGTGATTCAGCGACTAGACCGCGATTGGCTCACCCCTGCGCAAGCTGCAGCGTACATGCAGGTGCATCGGAACACGATTGACCGCTGGCTGAGGCGTGGATTCCTGCGAGCTGGCCAAGCGGAACCTGGCGGCCGCGTTCGAGTGAGCGCTGCGAGTATTGAGAAGATGCTGGAGCGGAACTTCCTGAATTCGCCTGCGATCCGCGAGTGATTGGCAGAGAGTGTGCGCGAGGAAGATCACGCAAATATTGCGCCACGCCAAACAGAGTTGTCAAATGGGCCTTTGGAATGTGTTGGTTGATGGCTGTTACGCTCGGTAACTACGATAGATGGCGTCTATCGTTGAGGCGAGAATGATAGATAAATGTGATTTAGCGAAAATAAAGCTTGCGTTTAGCGAAATGCATGTTAATGTAGGGGAGTAGTCGATTTGAGCGGTCACCAACTGCATGGAGATAGAGATGACATACACGCTGATCATGATCAATAAACAGGGCGCATCTGAAGAAACCTGCAACCACGCCAGCAAAGCCGATGTTCGCCGTCAGATCCGCACTTGGGATGCAAAAGGCATGACCGCCCGCGTTTGCACCAGTGATGGCGATTTTGTTTACGAGGGCTCAGCGCTTTCGTTTTGAACGCAGTTTAACCCGCGGTTCCGACCGTACCTCAGAACAGGAGAATTACAGATGCAATTCCACAATGCCCGTTTCGCCAATTCTCGCCAGTCCACAGCCTTAACCCTTGACGCAGTCCGCGCCGTCGCACCGTCTGCATTTGCTGATCATGCGCACGATTCCCGCTCCGCTTAGGTGCGGCAATGAACCCGCATCCTTTCAAACCAACCGCCAAACACAAGCAATGCGCCACCTGCGGCGGATGGGCGGACGCAAGCTATCACAACCTCGAACTATTCACAGATGCCGACCGCGAACGTGAGAAGGCCCGGCAGATTCAGGAAGCGGCGGAGCTGACTCTGGAAATGAGGCGACCGCTGGCCGATGTTTCCGAGAAGGCCGGGCAGATGGAACGCGAATCGCCGTTGTTTTACGGGAGAGGAGAAAACCCTACGCTATGGAGCACTTGAAACCGCAACCGATCTTTGTCGCAGTGAAAACCGCCGTCATGCGCGGTAGCGAGCACGTTGCGACGGCCATTTCAAAGACGTTCGCCAAGAGAATCGCGAACGCACTCAACAAGCACAAACCTAACTCGGAAGGGGTTTGAAATGAAATGCTTCGCCTATTTGCGGGTGAGTTCTATCGGGCAAACTACAGGAGATGGCTACGACCGGCAGATTTTAGCCTGCGAACAGTACGCTGCCAAGAATGGCTTAGAGATTGCCGAAGTCTTCCGCGAGGCCATCACAGGCAAAAGTGATCTGGACGCGCGACCGGCCCTGGGCGAGCTCTTCGTGGCGCTCGAAGAGAACGGCATCAAGACCGTAATCGTTGAGAAGCTGGACCGCGTAGCAAGGGATCTCATGATTCAAGAGGCCATCGTTGCCGACATGCAGCGCCGCGGATACACGCTCATCTCGACAGCGGAACCTGATTTATGCTCGACCGATCCAAGCCGCGTGCTGATTCGGCAAATCTTCGGTGCCATCAGCCAATGGGAGAAGTCGGTCATCGTTTTGAAGCTGCAGGGAGCACGGCAGAGGAAACGTGCGGCCGATCCTGCCTACCGCGACGGTCGGAAGGCATACGGAGAGAAGCCTGGCGAGCGGGAGATACTGGACCGCATGACGCTGATGCGGGACGGTGGCGCCATCTTCCAGACCATTGCCGATACCTTGAACGCGGAAGGCGTTACGACCCGCATGGGTGCCAAGTGGCACGCTCCCACGGTGCAAAAGATTCTTTCGCGTTGATTGTAAAGCTCGTTTGTCTATACAGGCTTGAAGGGTCGCGCGGTGCGAATGTCTATACATTGTTCGAAATTGACCATCTAACTCTAGGCAAATCTGCGGAAGTATGTACTTTACGCAATGATCTATCTTTATCGACGGTCGTGTTCGACAGCACGCATGAGGGCGTTGTACTTCTCTACATTGACCTTTGTATTGTCATCTTTAGCATCGAGGGTGAGGAAATAGGCGGTCTTCAAACCAAATGGGAAGACCACCTTAATATCCGCCGTGAATACGAACGTATAGCTTTTACGTTCGCCCTCTGTGGATGGGCGACTCATCGCACCGACTTGTCTTATCCCGAGCTTGGAAAGTTCAGCCCTCAAATCGCCCAGTGTCATTGTTCGCTTTTAAGCAGCAATCGCTAAGCAGTAGGTGAAGTGACATTCCATCACATTCACGGGGGCGACTTCGGCTGCTACATCCACAGTCTTAATGATTGGCTCGCCTTGATCAAGTGCTTGATTGAACAGATCCCAATACTCATGCGGTGCGCGATGGCAATGCGCGGAAGTATCTGGAACGCCAACCTTTATGCAGAAATACACTACGGCTCGTACAGTGTCATTCAGTTGATTGACAGCGTCATCAACACTGCTTCCTGTCCCTACTAAATCCAAATCCAAGCAGTGTGCTACGTATTCGCCTTCTACCTGGTGGACGAGGTAATGGAGTTGGCTTGTAAAAGTGAAGTCCATGTTTACCTCTCCTCTCCCCGAGAATTCAATCGCGGGTGTTGATGGCCCGTCTGGGCCAAGATGACAATTCGGGGTGCATGTACGGTCAAATACATGCAACGAAAACCTTTACGGGGTACGATTTGGAGTAATGGGTTAGGTTGAGAGAAAGGCACACTCTCGCAACCACAATACTCTGAGGGCTATCCACTCTGCAACTCAAAAATATCCCTCTCGTATCGCACAGTATATCCTGAGTGATTCCAAAAGACCTCACCCAAAGGTGGGATGCGCACGCACACCCCCTAGTTCTGAGATTATTTAGGCCACCCACCCGATGGTTTCTTCTTAGACAGGGACCTCTTTACCGCGTCCTGCCACTTGCCCTCAATCTTGAGCGCGTCGGGCTTTGGGCCGGTCTTTGCGGGTTTCTTCTTGGCAGGTTTACGCATGGTTTGGGGAGGCCTTATAGGTCAGACGCTTGCCCTCTGCTGATCTTACCGCCAACACCGTGCGCTCGCCGTCGTTTAGTTTCCGGGCATTCCACATGAAGTCGAACTGCCAGAGATAACGGTGCAAGTATTCCTTGCTCACATTGTGATAGACGCCAATGATGCCGCGCTTCACAAGGGCGAAGGAGCTTTCAATCGTGTTGGTGTGGACGTCGCCACGGGCGTACTGGCGCATGCTGTGACGAATCCGAGAGTGTCCACCCTCAAACGATGGGCCGATGCCCTTGTAGCCCACGTAATCGTCCGTCATGATCCTCGAACGGGGGTCAACAACCCTCTTGATTTCGTCTTTGAGGGTCTTGCCTGTTACGTCAGCGATGATCCGGCGGCGAATTTCTCCATCGCGCTGCACCGCGCCAAACACAATGGTTTTTCTATCTGCAGTCTTGCGATTATCGATCCACTTGTTGCGCGGTTTGCCTCCGACGAAGGTTTCATCGCATTCCACAATTCCGGTCAGTGGCGCGGCTGTTGGAAGGTCTGGAGCCATCGCAAATCGAATGCGGTTCATCAGGAACAGTGCTGACTTATAGCTGATCTGGCAGTGCCTCTTGATCTCCAGTGCCGATACACCCTTCTTGGATGTGGCCCCGCGCCAGAACGCATACGCCCAATGCTTCATCTGGATTCTGGATTCTTCGTACACTGTGCCGATGCGGACCGTGTACTGCTCTTTGCAATCCCGGCAGCGCCAGAGGAAACGCTTGTTGCGCTCTCCGGTCTTCGCATCGGTCATCTTGTAGACTTCAACACTCCCGCACTTCACACAGCACGGATTCGCACCCCAACGCTGTCTTTCAAAGAATTCGACCGCAGCAAGCTCATCGGAACAGGCCAATGGAATCTCTGCAATCGTATCTGATTTTGAGAGGTTGTGAGCATCGCGTTTCTTCATGATTAAAACTTTATACTTAGCGCAATGGTTGCGTCAAGTAAAATGTTTGACAATTGTTATCGGGGGTGTTCCCGTCACGGTCAATCACCTTGACAGAGGCATAGAGACGAGCGACCATATTGAAAGGATGTGGTGCGGTAGACGGGATTCGAACCCGCACGGAGTGTACGCTCCAACAGCTCCCAAGGCTGTCGCGGCTGCCAATTTCGCCACTACCGCATTGATAGGCGGTCAGCGTTTCTTTCCCTCCTAAGGACAGACGCTGACCGCTTTCCTATTTATTGAATCGTGGCAGTTTCCTCCTTTACCTGTTGAGGAATTGTGCGGAATGCATATTTCCCGCGACGCACACAAAGCTCTTCGCGATCCGTGAGGCGCTTCAGCACGCTGTACAAATACGCGCGGTATTTGAACTGTGTGCGAACCTGATTCCAGATTTCCGTGGGGGTCAGCCCATGCGGATTCTGGCGCAATAAATCGCGGACGATATCAGTTTTGCTTTTCTGTTCTCCGACTTGGATCGGGTCTGCCTGTACCTCAGGTACCGTCAACGGAGTGGCGATTTGTGTATTGGGAAGAGGGAGCTGCGCCTGTTCGGCGGTCTGTTTGCGTGCTGTCTCCTCGGCCATGATCGCGGCGTAAGCAGTGTTCCACCCGTGGAATTGTTGCTGAGCAATTACAAATGCCTGCTGAGCCTTTTGGAAGTTTGCCTGCGCCGTCGCTTGAGCAGTTTGAGCGGCCTGAAATGCCTGCTGAGTTTCTTGCAAGTTGACTTGGGCGTCGTGGTGCCGAATGCGCAATTCTTCCAGCAACGCGGACTGATCCTTTGCCAATTGGTAATCCCTCCTAAGGATTGGACCAATGGTAGCGCATCGCATTCCTTTCTGTCTACTCACCTACCTTTTTCATGTGCGCATGTGACTATGTGACTATGCTCGGTTGCGTAAAGTACATACTTCCGCAAATCTGCGCTACTATCGGGATTGGGAGAAGACAATTGTCCCATCATCGCCATCCCGATCAGATCGAAAACCTTCAACTTCGCAAGATTATTGAGCAGAACGAACGGATTATCCGGTTGCTTTGCCTGATCGCTGAGGAAGTTGAACCACCATTCCTAGCCAGCATCTCAATCCACTTCCAAGGAGCTTCAATGGCAACCCCCGGTCCCGTTACCCTCACAACCGTTGGACAGCAAGTTACCGCGTCCGTCGTGGGCTTCGATCAGTTCGGCCAGCCCTTCACAGGAACCATCCCGCCGGCGACATTAACGAGCGACGATACAGCGCAAGCCATCGTCACGTTTGACCCCGCCACGGGCCTTACAACCGCTGTGGCGAATGGTGTGGCGAACATCACCGCGTCACTGACGACCGCGGAAGGGCTCGCTCTCACAGATACGGAATCGGTCACAGTGGCGATTCCGATCGTGCCACCTCCGACACCGGTTTTGACGACAATCAAGGTTGCGTTCTAAACCCGTTCTCCCTGCACGGCAGATCCCCGGCTTCGGTCGGGGTTTCTGTTTCCAGTCATCCCTTTGGCTCCTGCCCACCAATCACATAAAGTAAGCCATCTGCTCGACGTTCATAATCATGTTTTCTGTCCGCAAATTTGGCGATGCAGAATTGATCATCATCGGAGTGATCATGACATTCGCCGGAATGTCCGACCTTCCTGCGACACTTCATTCTGTGAAAAGACGGCCCAAACCACTGCCAGCACCAATCGGCATCCATCTTCAATCTCTGCTCAGTCAGCGAATACCGGCACCCGCTGCAATATAGACTCTTGGCCGTATCCACTGTTCCGCCACAATCACATCTCACGACTGTCATTTTGGCTCCTGCCCACGAGTGGCCAGCAATTCATTCGCGAATTGTTTCGAGATTGTGCCTTTGACAAACCCAAAGTTGAATCTTTTGGATATTAAGACCATCAAATCTGATAGTTGGGCGAGTAGTGTCAATGGCAGCATGCGGGCCTGCAATTTGAGAGCGGTTCCGGGAAGCCCTGAGGTGTGGGTTCGAATCCCATCTCGTCCACCAAGAAGTTTAAGGACCGCTCTCGCCTAAGCCGCCGTCACTGGCGGCTTTTGGTTTTCACCATCCGTAATGGTGCTTCAGCCACATTCCGAGCACGGTCAGACCAAAGCCGACCAGCGAGGTGACCAGCACAATGAATACAGCCCAGATTCCTTTGGCTATTGTTTTTCCGATGGGCCTCAAGATGTCGAATTTCGCTTTGGTCTCTATGACATCTTTAGCTATCGCTTCAATCTTTGTCTTCGAATCTTCTACTGCGGCGGCTATAAAGCCAACTTGAGATTCGATGGTGGTGAGCCTTTGGTAAATTCCATAGAAATTATCGACGGACGCACCGCTACCGCTCGTGACTGAGATTGAGTCCGGAGTCGAATCGTCGTCTTTAGGGTTTTTAGGCTGGCGCGGCGATACCAAGCTCGGCTCCCTGTTTGGTCGTGATCCACTCCCAAGTCGATTTGGAGTTGCGACCAAAATAATTTTCTGCACGCACAACGATGCCGCTGCCGACCGGATCGACGGTTCCTAAACCAATCCGATCACAAAGCTCCTTGGTTGTGGTCGCGCTGGGCGCAATCACAAGCCACTCTCCTGTACCAACTTTCAAATAAAGCCAAGGGGAAATAGCCAGAAGTCGTGCTTCCACGGCCGCTGCAGCTGCCGCGTCGGTTACAGCAAATACCGCGAAGAGTGCATTAGGAGTTGCCACGGGATGATTCTACCCACAATACCCCAAGAGGGTACAAGTTGAGCTGCCACTTTGGTGCAAAGAGTTGATTACCCTTGTGCCGATCCGAGTCAATACCCTCGTGAAGTCTTCGATGCTTTCTTACGTCTCTTGGGTGCAGAAGGTTCCTTTTCAGGAGGTTTCACCTTCAGTACGTCCTTCATCACTTCCTCGAATGGCAGGGGGATGTGAGGAATCGGCTTCGAGTTCGTCGGGTTCGTCTGTTTCTGCTTTTCCATTCTCTCTCATCTCTTCTTCGACTTCTTCCAGGAGTTCAGGCATTCCTTGCGCGAACAGTGAATTCTCATCTTCAGCCATTTCCGGCATCGGAGACGCGGGAACTATAATCGGATTCCGTCGATACGGTGGGGTTATCAGTAGTTTGTATCCGGCAACGTTTGCGTTCAACGCAAGTAAGCCAGTATGCTTTCCGTCTTCTCTGTATCCATCCATCGTCTGCATTTCATCGGCACGATAGATTATTGCGGTGGCCAGATGGATAGCGTCAGGCGTCTTTATCTTGTTCGTAAGAGTGTTATATTTCTCCCTAATTGTGGACGCGCGATCTGTAACACGCATGTCCGGGGCAAGTTCTTGAACATTTCTCCTTCGTAGCATTCCCGCAAATTTCTGCTTCTCTTCGAGGGTTAGGCGACCCAAAAATATCTCGGTGCGAATGAGGGTGGAGACCAAGAGATATGCGTTATTTTGGGTGATCAGATCGGCGGCATCCAAGATGCCCTGCCAAACATCTAGAGGCCACTTGTCCTTTTCATCCTGTAGCCAAGCGATGAAAACGCAAGCATCCCAGTAAATTACTGTTCTACCACTCTTCATCGCGTAGCCGTCTCACCCATTCGTCGGATCGAAGTCCACCGGTCAAATTGGGCGCTATTCCTTTCAAATCATTAAGACTCGGGAGGTCGTTGTCTTCTTCGTGAACATCAACCTTCTGTGCATCGACGGCGTAGGGCTGCTGATCCCAGTTCTTAAATCTCAGCCGTCCAAAGATAGTCACGTTGCGATCAACACCTGCACGAATTTCTGTACGAAGGTCCTCTCGGAACGTGCCTCTTATCCACCTAGGGCCGACTATGGGATACAGTTTGAATTTCCTAGTGTTGTGAAGATTGACGTATTCCAGTCGTCCACTAATTGCCCCAAACGTATATTCATCAGGCCCTAGAATGTTTTGCAGATTGTCTTTGAATTTCTTATCGACAGTCGCTTTCGTTTCAGCCTCGCTCTTAAAATTCTTCTCGCGCAGAGCAATTCGAACCTCTTCCAACTTTCCGTTCTCGTGCGGGCCGATTTCCCGGTAAGCCTCCAATCGGTGAATTTCTGGCTTCGTAATCAATCGGCTTTTCTGTCGGATAGTACGGAGTTCTGTGGTGAAACCTTTCATCACGCGCAAGGCTTCCTCTGGTTCAATATTCTCAATAATCGGCTCCAGCTCAAGAGTGGAGGGGCTGTTGTGGCGCACGTCAATAACGCGATAATCAATCGCTCGCTGCCTAGACCCCAGCAGAGAAACTTCTGTCTCTCTCAACGCAACCTTTATTGCCTCAAGCTGTGTGATCAACTCAGAAAAGCGCACGTCGCCATTGTCGGATGCCGCGCCGACTAATTGGATGGTGATTGTGGCAGCCATCACTTGCCCCCTCGTGGTACACTGATCGCCACAAGTTCGGCACACTGGCGCGGGCCGCCGATAGGACATGGGATGTAGGCACAAAGGTCAGCTGGCGGGCTGACCTTTCGCCTTTCTACGAGAGCTGAAATTCGCGTTTCTCTCCTTTAGTTCACTTGCGGCTGCCGCGAGTCCCGCAACATCAGCCGCTTTCCGGTCGTCTTCTTCAATGCTTGGACTGTACGCATAGAGTCAGACTCTCACGCTTTCTCCGCTTGCTTTTGGGTGCTCTCGACTATCGCGTCTGCTAATTTCTGCGGGAACCATTTCAGATTGCTTCCAATTCGGCAGTATGTTCCTTTGAGGTGCAAGCTGTAGGTTTTGCCGCAGTTTGCGCATACATCCTGCCCTGCTTCAATGTATTCAGCGGTTTCTTTGTTACCGTATTTCCTGTCGTCGCTCATTGGGAAACCTCGGTGTTGATTCGAGATGCGGCATCCTGCCATGCGTCGGCTTCAGTGTTCCATGTGGCAGACAGAGTGCGTCCTCGTTTATGGCTCAACACTCCCCAGAATGCCGTTGCACCTTCTTGGAAATAAAGACAAACCGCATCAGGCCATTTCGCTTTTACTTTCTCTTCCGCTGTCATTGCCCTACCTCATTGTCTGTGCGCGCTTTTTGAGCAGCGATTTCGATATGAATAAAGCTGGCGCTGCAGAAGTTTCCGCCCAGAGTGTGCGTATAGTGGCCTGTGCTTGGTTCGATTTGCAACGCATCGCCTTTTGCGCATCGCCTGCACATCCCAGCGATAAGATTGTCGAGCACGGTTTGCAGCCCCGTCATACTGTCGCACTTGGCCGAAAAGGTGTCGCTCTCCTGCCTCCAATGCGTCACGAGGTCGTAGACGCGCTGAAGTTCCTGATATTTAGCGTCCTCGTTCTTGAGATACGCGACATCCTCCTTCAGCCTCTCAATCTCTTCCCGCTGTGCCTGTAGCTGCTGCTCCAGAGAGTCCAAAGTTGGTAGCAACTCTTTCCCGCGATTGCGCAACAGTTCCTCAAGATAAGCGGTTGTTTCGGCATTATTAGACTTGCTGCTGTACTCGCGGATGACTGCCCACACTTCACGATTCTCGGTCTCGGCCTTGGCTATGCGCTCCTCGACGTCTTCATAGCGCACCCAATCACCGTACTCGTCATCGAGCTCAAGCTCCTGCCAGCCTTCGCCGCATTTGGTGCCTAAGATCATGCTGTAACGTCGTATCGGTATCTCCATTGCTCTCACGCTTTCTGATACGTTTCGGCATAAGCATTCCATGCCGCGATTGCCTTGTGTTCGGTGTCTCTTGCGGGTCCGTCGTGTCCGCACGCCAAGCATCCTACCGCCCATTCCTGCTCCGGATTAGCCACCAGATGAGCGTCTTTCCATTCCCACATAGCCTCACATTCCTGCAAGTGACATTTAGGGCATGGCAGCAATTTTGTATGAATCATGGCTCTCCTGCCTCACTATCGGGTTGGGGGTGCGGGTAGCGATTGCCAGTGGGTGTAGAGCTTCGGAAATGAACTGATATACCAGCCCGATACAACGTCGTAAGGGTGCAATCTATTGGTTGTGCGCATATGTTCATCTGCTAAATACGCAAAGTAGAACACGCCGTGACTTGCCGGAGGTAACTGCTCATCAACGTTAATCCACTCGCTCATCCTGTTTCTCCTATCGGGTTGCGGGGTCACCACTGCTTACTCCAGAATGGTTCGGTCTGTGTTCGCCCTGCCGCGATCTGATCCAACTGCTTGAGCGAAGCATTTTTCACGAGTTGTAGGGCAATCCATCGCGCTGCACTCTCGCCGGGAGTCACATAAAGGTCCGCGCCGGGATAATCCCCTAGTCCTTTCAGCAAGAGAAGTAGTGTTGCTTTACGCGATTTCTGTTTTGACTTCTTCACTTACTGCTCCTTTGTGGTTGCGGGGTCACTGGGTCTCCTAGAGGGGCGCTGCTGCGAGTCTCATGGGTGCTCCGGTGGATCTTCGGTATCGTCTGGGCATTCGCCGATTGGATCCAGCGTGCCTCCACAATTGAT